CTCGTTAAAGAGTCCGACCGTGAATTGGTATCTAATTGTTGGTCAAGATGCCTAGAATCGCTCGCTAACCGCCTCCCGTTAAATAATTTGGATGATGCTACCCAGTACGCAATTTTCAAACTCGGTGGGATATCTCACCTTGGATCGATTGAAAGTACCCAACTGCAATACCTGAGCAACGATTTCAAGATCCACTGGCAAGCCTACCGAAAATCCCCGCGAGAATTTGAGCGCCCAGTGCAAATCATTCCCCCTGAGCAACGGGAATTCAAACCCAATGGACTCAAGCCAGAACTTTCAGAGGAACAACGGGTAAAAAATCAGGAATTTCTAAATAACCTGATCGCCACAAAAATGAGTAAAAACTTAAACGGAGCGAAATAATGGAAACAGTAATCATGGAAAATGTCGAGGCAGAACAAGCCGTTTTAGGGGGGATTCTATTAGACCCAGAAGCCATTGGTCGAGTTGCAGAAATGTTGCAACCTGAATCATTCTCCCTGCGATCGCATCAAACGATTTACAAGGCAGTATTAACCCTGCATTCTGAGGGAAAACCCACTGATTTGATGACCGTTACATTTTGGTTGGCAGATCAGAAATTACTCGAACAAGTGGGAGGACAATTAGGATTAACTCAACTCGTAGATCGGACGGTTTCAGCAGTCAACATTGATCAATATGCCAAACTAATTCTTGACAAAAAAACCCGTCGCGATCTAGTATCTTCCGCTTATAAGATTATTGAGTTAGCAGAAGATACCAGTCAAGAATTAGAGACTGTAATTCAAAAATCAGAAGAACAAATTGCCAATATTTCCCAGGGGAAAAGTCAGCAAGATTTAGTTTCAATTGGTGAAACCCTGATTGATACCTTTCAGGAAATTGAAGATCGGAGTGAAAGCAAAATTCCCCCCGGTGTTCCCTGCGGTTTCTATGATTTAGATGCAATGACAGGAGGTTTTCAACGTTCAGATTTAATTATTGTGGCTGGTAGGCCGTCAATGGGAAAAACAGCCTTAGCAGTCCAGTTTGGTTTTAAGATTGCTAAAAAAGGATTACCTGTTGCGGTGTTCAGTTTAGAAATGTCCAAAGGTCAGTTAGTCCAAAGATTATTAGCAGGGGAAGCAAAAATCGAATCGACTCGGCTGCGGTCGGGAAATATTCAGCAAGATGAGTGGGAATCGTTAACAGAGGCGATTAGTAAGTTAGCAGAATTGCCGATTTTTATTGACGACACATCGAACCCTACTGTCAATGAAATTAAGAAAAAAGCTCAAAAACTGCAAGCCGAAAACGGTGGAAAATTGGGCTTAATCCTAATAGATTATCTGCAATTAATGGACGGTGGCAGCGAGAATCGGGTGCAGGAATTGTCAAGAATTACACGGGGATTAAAGGGAATGGCAAAGGACTTAAACGTCCCTGTTATTGTCTTATCTCAGTTAAATCGAAGTGTTGAGCAACGCACTAATAAACGCCCAATGATGTCCGACTTGAGAGAATCGGGATCAACGGAACAGGACGCGGATTTAATAATGATGATTTACCGAGATGATTACTACAATCCCAACAGTTCAGAAGCCGGGGTAGCTGAAATCATTTTAACCAAACATCGCAACGGCCCCACCGGAACGGTTAAGTTATTATTTGATTCCCAGTTTACTCAGTTTAAAAATATGGCGAGGTCAAGATAGAAACCCACTAATTATCAAGGAGTTTGAGAATGCTAGAAAATTACAAGAACACATGGACAGAAGCTGAGATAGAACAACTTCTACTTTTAAAAGACAGCAAAAAAACTCATGCGCAGATTGCTGAAATTTTAGGGAGAACAAAAGCATCTATTGATATCAAATATTCAAAGGTTAGAAACAACCTAAAGGAATCAAGTTGGATATGGACACACGAGGAAACTGAAACCTTGATAGCACTAGCAGAAACTTTACCGTTCACCCAATTAGTTATTCGATATAATCAACTAGCCGTTAAAAAAGGCTATCAAGAGCGAACAATATTATCCGTTCAAAATAAGTTATTAAATCTCGGACAAAGCCTAAGACCTAACAGTGGTTGGTATGGAGCCACGGCAGTTTTTATAGGACTAGGATTTTCAAGAGAAAGGATTCGTGGATGGATAAATAACGGGCTAAAACATCACTCTGAAGGCACAAGACAGTTTTACATTCGGAATGATCATTTAGTGGAATACATCCTCTCGCATCCTGATTGTTTAAACGGAATCTCAGACGATGGGGTTCGTTGGTTTATTGCTTTATTAAATGAAGACAGGGAGATGAAAAAACGTGATGGTAGACCAGAATCCGCCCGTTCATTAACCGCTTAATCTTGACCGCGCCCTTGATTGATTAATTCCATTAAACCCAACAAAGGAGATTGACATGACCGTAACAACCAAGATATTTGAAAGAGTTTTAAAAGTTGGTGAGTGGGTAGAGATTGACCCACATAAACACCGCCCATCTTATCTAATAAGAGGTACAGCATGGCGAGTTGAAAGTTTGAATGTATTAAAACAAACCTGTCAAGTAACTAACGAAAAAACCAGATCGGAAACCCTAGACTTTGAGGAGGTTTCCGACTCATCCCCATTCAAAAAAACAGATATTGTGCAATTAAAAAAGGATAGCCGTTACATCGGACGGGTGATTATGTGCCGGGGGAATAAAATCAAAATTCAGTGGGCGAAAGGATTGGCAGAATCCTTAGACTCGGACAAGATAAAACTATTTATTCAGATGGTCAAAGGGGAACAAATCCCCCTCGGAAATTACGCTTTCCAGAAAGGCGATCATGTCAAAACTACAGACAAGAATTTTGGCAATGTAATCCTCACTGTAAAAGAATGCTTACCCTCTGGAATGGTGGTGTTGAGTTCATCAAACGATCCTAATTTATTGCTCCCCGGCTGTGGCTTAACAATTGTTGAGGAGGGTTTCTAATGCCAACATTCGCAACATTATTCATGGGCGGAGGCGGTGCAGATTTGGGATTAGAAGCCGCGGGTTTTGAGTCCATTTGGGGAATTGAAAGAGATCCTAAAATTGCAGAAGTAGCGCAACAAAATTTCCCGAATACCAAGATAATTAATCAATGTGTCGGGTCAGCTAGTCCTCGCCATTTAGAACCTGTTGATCTGCTTTGGATGAGTCCCCCTTGCCAACAATACAGCAATGCACGGCGGGGTGATATTCCTGACCACAAAGATAAAGATGCGGGGCTTTATTGCTGTGATTATATTGCCATATTATCCCCTCGATGGGTGATTCTTGAAAACGTCCCAGGATATTCAAAATCACCAACTTTTGAGAAAATCCTACAATCATTGATCCGTAACGGATATCGCTATCATTGGTTAATTTTAGACGCGGCGGATCACGGGGTTCCCCAAAACCGGAAACGGTTGATTATGTGGGCAGTTAAAAATTCAGAACCCCTCCCTTATTTTCCTGAATCAAAACCCAAAAAGGGATGGTATCAAGCCATTAGTGATTTAATCCCAGAAATGCAGGACTGTGAGCTTGCGGACTGGCAGATTAAGCGATTGAATGAATTGGGTTATTTGCCAGAAAAAGCCTTGATTGATATTGGTAAACAACTCATTAGACAGGCTACAGTTCGGGAGTCAAACGATCCAAGTTTTACTATCGTAGGGGGTCACTGTAATTCCCATTCTCCCATCCTATTAATCCCCCGTGCGGGAGCCTGTATTAAGAACATTTTACCGACTCCACAAAACAAGCCTTGTCCAACAATTCGAGCTATGGCGGGTGTTTCGACCCATTGGGCGGACATCGTACAGGGAAGTCAAATCAAACGGATTAGTCAAAAAGCGACGGCACGGCTGCAAACTTTTCCCGATGATTACAAATTCCCAGAATCCAAATCTTTAAGTCAACAAATAATCGGAAATGCCGTGCCGCCGTTGTTGGCGAAAGAGTTAGGTCTGGCAATCTTAAAATCAATTAATCTTTATGAAGACAACTAAAAAAGGATTTCAACCCGCCCAAAAAATTCATGCCAACGACCTCCACACATTCTCTTGTGAGTGTCTCTGGTATGATGTAGAAACCGACGAGGAACTTCTATCTGAATTATGGACAATTAAACTCGATAAAAGGCGATTCAGAACCGATGTCAGGCAGGCTATTGTTGCAGGACTTATCTATTGTTTTCTCGAAACACCGGAAGCAATAGAGCGACGTATTAACAGGGTGTTTTTTTGGAATAATAAATCCCGTGCTTTTGAGCCATTGGGGGCGGTGTCCGACGCTCCGATGACCGGATCTAGTCCAGTTGATTTTGAAGCCGATCCGGTGGTGGCTTTTGAGAGATTGAAAGCCCTTTGTGTTGAGATTGAGATTATCAAGGTTGACGATTGCTCTTGACCTTTTAAAAATATACAAATAAACTTGTTTTTTTCACGTTATTCGTGTACAATGTAAATAGTCAAGAATCAAGGTTTACCAATGTAGTTTGTTGGTAAACAGTTAACCAGTCTAAGCTCTTTACTGAGCTACGTTATTGAGAAGCGTTTAAGTTCATACCTTGGGATGCGTTGCCAGTTCCAAGCTCTATAACTAGGTGATTAAACAGATGTACAGCAATTAAGTCAGTGTCACCTGGACAGTACCGCTTAATAACATTGACGAGGCACACTTTACCCGATTTATCGGAGGCTCGAAAGAGTTATTTTTAAATGTCTAAAGTATTCGTAATGGATGCCGAAAAGCGTCCATTAAATCCAATCTCACCCGCAAAAGCTAGGATTCTTTTAACGCAAAAGAAAGCCGCAGTTTTTCGGCATCAACCTTTTACAATCATCCTAAAATATGCTGTCAAATCTTCAACTGAAGACTTGAGGCTAAAGATAGATCCTGGTTCTAAATTTACTGGCATTGCCTTGGTAAACGACGGCACGGGTGAAGTTGTTTGGGGTGCAGATATTCAACATCGTGGCATGGTGATCAAGAATGCACTGGAATCCCGACGTAGTTTAAGAAGGGGTCGCAGGGGACGGAAAACCAGATACCGCCAACCCCGTTTCCTTAACAGAACACGGGTTAAAGGTTGGTTAGCTCCGAGCTTGATGTCACGGGTCGAAAATGTGATTACCTGGGTCAATCGGTTAAGAAAGTTGGCTCCGATTGCAGCGATATCTCAGGAGTTGGTACGGTTCGACACTCAAATTATGGAGAATCCAGAAGTTTCCGGTGTTGAGTATCAGCAAGGGGAACTCGCGGGCTATGAAGTCAGGGAATACCTTTTGGAGAAGTTTAACCGTCAGTGCGTTTACTGTGGCGCTGTTGATACCAGATTAGAGATTGAACACTTGATACCCAGATCAAAAGGTGGGACTAATCGGGTTTCTAACTTAGCGATCGCTTGCCATAAATGCAATCAGAAAAAGGGTGCTAAGGATATTAAAGATTTCCTTTCTAAGAAGAAGGAATTGCTTAATAAAATCCTGAAACGGGTTAAAGCCCCTCTCAAAGATGCAGCCGCCGTTAATTCTACCCGGTGGTGTTTATACAACCGATTGAAAGAAACGGGTTTACCTGTAGAAGTTGGGACGGGGGGACGGACTAAGTTTAACCGATGCCGTCAAAAGTTCCCTAAAGCTCACTGGATTGATGCGGCTTGTGTTGGTGCTTCTACTCCCGAAAATCTGATTATTAAGGATGTCAAACCTTTATTAATATCAGCTAAAGGGCATGGGGTCAGGCAACGGGTAACGACTGATAAATATGGTTTTCCTAAGTGCCATAAAGCAAGAATCAAGAGCTTTATGGGGTATAAAACGGGGGATTTAGTTAAGGCTGTAATTCCATCTGGAAAGAATAAGGGAACCCATTATGGTCGGGTTACGATTCGGCAACGTCCGAGTTTTACCTTGGACAAGATGGATGTTCACCCAAAATACCTGAGCCTACTTCAGAAAGCCGATGGTTATGCCTATTCGAGCCTCGAACCATTACAAGAAAGCAGTTCCAGTTAATTTATTGTCAAATCACAGAAGCCAAAATCAATGATTTTTACCGAGCCTCGCAAAAGCAGTCTAAAACCCTTTCTGTGTAAGGCTTTCAAAAGCCAGGGGTTAATGATTGTATTGGTTCTTGATTGATCTGATACGTGGCGCGGCGGGGTGTGGCGTGGCGTTAATGATTGTATTGGTTCTTGATTGATCTGATACAAAGTATAGTTTTAATCTAACACACCCCAAAACACTCGTTAATGATTGTATTGGTTCTTGATTGATCTGATACCAATTACCCAACCCCGACCGGATAAAACCCGTATCGTTAATGATTGTATTGGTTCTTGATTGATCTGATACCAATTACCCAACCCCGACCGGATAAAACCCGTATTGTTAATGATTGTATTGGTTCTTGATTGATCTGATACTAAAGCCATACAAACCCCAAACCCTTAGCTAATTGTTAATGATTGTATTGGTTCTTGATTGATCTGATACTATATTTTGAAGTCCTGAGTATTTTCTTCTCTCTATCGTTAATGATTGTATTGGTTCTTGATTGATCTGATACTCCCTAAAGATTGGGGTAACACGATTAGCTTTACCTTCACCCGTTAATGATTGTATTGGTTCTTGATTGATCTGATACAAGTTCTCCCTGTTGGGATGTGTTGGGTTAGCTCTAAGTTAATGATTGTATTGGTTCTTGATTGATCTGATACTTAATACGGGCAACTAATTCCATGGTAGACAATGATCCTTGTTAATGATTGTATTGGTTCTTGATTGATCTGATACTTAGTTTGAATTTGTGAATTTCTTTGAGGAAACACCCATCAAGCCCCTGTGAGTTAATGATTGTATTGGTTCTTGATTGATCTGATACACAAATTAATGAATGCTATAATGATTTTAGATTGAGAAGTTAATGATTGTATTGGTTCTTGATTGATCTGATACTAGATTGGGTCTACCCCCACGACAATAGTGTATATAACGGGTTAATGATTGTATTGGTTCTTGATTGATCTGATACAAAAAGCTATCTCAACGCACCCACAAATGCTCTAATTGTTAATGATTGTATTGGTTCTTGACTAATTTGATACAAGTTGAAAACTTACGTTTTCGTTTTCTCTATTGGAATAAATTAGGAGTTTAGCTATGGCGACCGAAAAAGAAATCAAAGAGCAGTTTGAGGTAATATTCAAAATGTATCTTGATTTAGAAAAATCAGGATGCAACACTATTCCCGATAACAAACTAGAAAATGAAGTGTATTCTTGTTTTATGTACTTCAAAGAAAAAAGAGATGAATACATTAAGTCTGTAATCTCTTGATTAACCTAAAGTTAATGATTACCTTGTTTCTTGACTAATTTGATACCAGATATGACTACAATATTGATTTTTTTATTGGGACTTATTTGGGGATATTTATTGCATCCCTGGATTAAAGTTTTCAAGAAGATGCTGAAAGAATCGACGAAAGGTTAATGATTGCCTTGTTTCTTGACTAATTTGATATTTATAGGTTAAAAAAATAAAACCGACCAAAACAAACATTCAAACAAAAGGAGATAAAATCAAATGTTATTAAATCCAGATATTTACAGAACAAGCATAGTTTCTAAAGTTATACCAGCAACCGATACGGAACTTACAAAGATTAAAACAAGCAACGGTTCTGGGCGTTCTAAAATCGTTTATTGTCAGTACGGTGAAGAATATCCCCAAAACCATGTTAATGCCTTAGTTAATCATGCCACTGAGTTAGGTTGGTTGAAAGATTTTGATTATGCGATAGGCTCTATTCCCGATGGTTTTGTTTTGGTATTAGTTCCTAAGATTTTACCTTCTCAATCATAAATACAAAGTTAACGATTGTCTTGTTTCTTGACTGAAGATGCACAAAAGAGGAGACTAATGGACAAATTCAAGGTTGAGGTTTTATCGAAAACAGCTAATCCCCAGACAATAATGTATCTGGCTCTCCATCAGGATTATAGTGAGGATTATATATATGAAAGCCTTGATAAAACCCCTTCTGAAATTAAGTGTGGGGAGATAGCCGTTAAACGATTACTAGAGGGAAATAGAGGACACTTTGGAGTGTTAGAGCACTGCTACATCGTTTTTAGTGTGGGATATTTCCCCCATAGTGTGATGCAACAGGCAACCCGGCATAGAATAGCTAGTTTCGATGTTCAATCTGGGCGCTACTCAGGGCAGAGGATTGTTGATGTAATCAACTTCAAGAGAAGTTTAGAAGATGTTTTTTACCTCCGTCCGGTGGGGAATTACAGCGATCGCCAAGGCAAAAAATATTATTATTCACCTGAATTAAGAGAAATCCATTTACAACACTGTGTAGATGCTTGTGGTTTGTATAAACAAAACATTGAGTCTGGGATGAGTGAAGAACACGCCAGGGGTTTAATCCCGTTCGATTTCAGACAGCATTTTGTTATGTCTTGTAACCTGCGTTCACTGTTACATTTTCTCGATTTAAGATTCAAAAAAGATGCTCAATTAGAGATTCAAAAACTCTCTGAAATGATGTGGGCCCATACTCAAGAATGGGTTCCTGAGATTTCAGCTTGGTATGAAAAAAATAGATTAGGGAAAGCTCGGCTTGCTCCCTAATTTTGCTTTCTGGACAGGGAGTTAAATGCCTAGGTTTCGCGTGTTACAAGTATAAGTTGCAAGTTATGTATAAACAAGTTTCTTATGTTCTTGCCACCCCTCCTGTAGAGTTTGGAGAGGGAGTAGAGGAGGGGATTGGATGTCCTTCATACTATTGTAAGATTTCTCCTACTCGGTACAACCCAGAAGCGGATCGTGAGGAAACGACACTGCACGTTTTACAAGAAGGAAAACCTCCGCGCTATTACTTGGTTTTCAAGGAGATTAACGATTCCCAGTGGTTATGGGGAAACGTTGAGATTATCCCTCGAAAAATACCAGAGAGGGTTGCAAAAGTTAAAGAAAAGAGAACAGCTAAAAGCAAAAAGAACTGAAAATTAACCTGCCGTTCCCTAACTAGGATGGCGGGTTTAATCTTTTCCTATAAAATCCGTAGTAATTGCTTGGCTAATTCCATCGGGGAGGATGCTTTGATAGTGTGGGTTTTGCCCTTTAAGACAATCTCAATTCGCTCTTGCTTCTCGCCAACCAACGAGTCAATCGCATCGTCAACCGTCCCAAATTTCAGCCAGTGGCAGAAGACTGCATTTAATTGTCCGAGGCGATAACACCGATCCTCGGCTTGTTCACAGTCACCTGGAGTCCATGCCCGATCCACTAGGATTACGTTTGATGCCGCGGTCAGTGTCAAACCTACCCCACCGGATTTAATTGTCCCGACAAACACCCGACTTCTCCCGACTTGGAACCGATCTACCATATCCTGTCGGAGTAATGGATCTACTCCCCCAATAAGTAGCTCACCCCCAAGCGCCGCATTGATAGCCTTGGCACTCTCAATAAATTCGGTGAAAATCACCACCTGCTGCCCTTGTTCTAGCAGTTCTTGGGCGAGTGTGATGGCGTTGTCAGCCTTGTATCGGCTCCCCACTCCTCGCAGTATGTTCAGGGTAACAAGGGCCTCGGCAGAAGGGTCAACCTCCCCTGCATCGGCACGGTCTTTGTAGTTTTGAACTAAGGCTTTAATCTCGGCATGGTATTCAGATGCACGAGTTTTCTCTAATTCCGCTTGCTTAAAGATTCGGGTCTTTGGTGGCAGTTCAGGGAGGCATTCTTTTTTAGTCCGCCGCAGGATAACGTCATGGGTTTTCTGGCTAAGTTCGTCCAAGAATGCGGCTCCGGTCACGTCCCAGACAGTCTTTCCGTAGGAGTTAATGACCTTCCGATGCCCGTTGCAGTATCGCTCCTGAAATTTATGTTTGTTCTGCACGAGGGGATGTTCAACCGCCATCAAAAGGGGCATCAGGTTAATTGGTCGTCCGTTTTTCATTGGCGTTCCGGTCAGAAGCCATGCGGCGATGCAATTCTCGGCAAGGCATAAATTCAAGAATTTTTTTGTCCGCTTTGATGTGGGATCTTGAAAGCTATGTGCCTCGTCAAAGATTACCACAAACCCCCCGCTTTCTAAGGGTGCAGGGATTTGACTAAAGTGATTAGAGAACAACTCTACCTCAACCTCTACCATTGTAGCTGCCCGTCGCCAACCCTCCATCAAAGATACAGGGCAAACCACAAACACAGGGCAGTTGTGAGTCCGTTGCAGGGCTTTTGCTGCCACTAGGGATTCTAAGGTTTTCCCTAGTCCCATATCGTCGGCTAGGATGCCTCCTTTATAAATCCCGCCCTCGCTGTGAGCCAGGAGCCACTCAACCCCTTTCTGTTGATAGTCTCGCAATATCCAACCATTTGAGAGAGGTTGGTCTATTTTTGCCTTCTCGACTAACCCCATAATTCGGGTTGCTTTTCCTAATGCTTCGGCATGGAGTTCCGCCTCGGCTTCGGCTTTCTTGATTTCAATTAAATGGATCATGGTCTGAATCTCGTCGTCATAGTAAAAGTCTGATTGGGGAAACACCTTAATTAAGTCCTCTAATACGCTGTGGGGATAACACCATCCTTTGTTATTCAACTCGTTAAATTTATAGCCTCGGACGGTTTTAGCTTTCTGTTGGAATGCTCCCGTCCCGTCAAAGGGATGGAAAACACAGAGCCGATGTCCGATAACCTCAATCCGTTTTGGTGGCTTTTCCTCTTGTGAGGGTTCGGGTGTAGCTTGATATTGGTGGGCGATCGCTTCCCACTCCGGTAGAACTAACCCGCTATTCTCTAACTGCCGGACATACTTTTGCAGCATCTTGAGTGTGGCTTTTGCCATATTTCCCGATAGATGCTTACCACTCCGCACTCGTTCCGCAATCCATTTCCCAAACTGGGAATCGCAGGTATTAAAACCGCACCCATCATGTTCCCTGGCTCCGTCGCATCGGTCAGCCAAAAAACAAACGGCTCGTTCCAGTCTGCGGTCAATCTTCCGTTCCCTGGCATCGGCGATCGCTTTTGTTAATATTTGCTCTAACGGCAGGAGTTCAGGCAGTTCCCGATCTTCGTGAACCATCCAGTCCCGAACCGCCTCCATTGTCCAGGGAAAGGTTTGTGGCACGGATTCAACTCTTGCGAGTGGATCAATTCCATTGTCGAGAAGTTTACACAATTCGTAAGTTTTCCTATGGAAAACTTCAGGGAGCCTAATGACCTTTGTTGGGAGGTTGTTCCACTTCCCTTTGAAATAAAACTCTAGTTGCCTTGGTGTTGGATTTGCCATTGTTTTTGATATAAAAAAGATAGGACTCGCTGTTGCTGGTTTTGCGACTTCCTATCTTTAAACATAACTCACTTTCTTGGATTCGTCAAGCCATAATTGCTGTGTTACACGGTAATCTGGCTTAACTTTTGGACATTGAAAGGAAAGAAAGATTAGATTTGGCTTTTACCCGATGATCTTCTATGGCATCCGAGAGTGTTTTGCCAACCCCAATAATTTTCTGGGAGTGGTAATAAAAACACCCGCTTGTTTCGTATTCAACAATATGCTCATTCGGATCATCGTAGCCAAACTTCGCAATATACAAGATCGTTATGGATTCCCATGCTGATTCCGTTAAGTTTGCGGCGTGAATCTCCACTTCTTCGTGGAAATGGGGAAACAGTTTCTTGATTTGTTCTTTGAATGATTTGAAAGTTAATAATTCCATTTGTTCCTTTGTGTTGATTAGACTAAAATAAACTTAATTGACCTTCGTAAACTACTGCTTTGGATTTGCGAGTGCTTCCTGACTCACCTCGACTGGTTACATGATTTCGCCAATGGGGATAGTATTTAGCGGGCTCACCCAACTTGAGAAACTTCTCAATTAGTTTCAGTTCCTCAAGCCAGATTTTGTAAGGACTGCATTCTCTGATTCCGAAGGGGTAGCGGTCGTTTACCCACTTCCGTGCGTCTTTAGGGTTGATTTCTTCCCCTAAGCAAGCGCATTGTGCTTCATATTCAAGGAGGGCGTTTGATATTCGATTAATCGCATGATCACGCCATGATAGTGATTTCTGCATTTTAACCGCCCCCATCTGAGCTAGGATAATTCAACCAATACCAGAAAGCAATGATCTGGTAATCACAGGGGCGAGTGCGACTGATAATGTTACGCCATAGCCGGAAATTAACGGTGTAGTCGCGGAAGCCATTGCTCCGCCAATTAATCCAGTCTAAACAATTCATGTGTCCTTGCTTTTTACTCCTTGTTTCCTGCTTTAACTATAACTCAAACACCAGGGAAAACTCAACCCCTATAAACAAAAAAGTGTCCCAAGATTTCTCCTGGGACAATAAATCGAAAAACAAAGAGTTAAGGAGCCAAGGACTGAACTAAACTGCGTGTGGTGCGAGAGCAGTTCTAGCCTAAGCCATATTCACTATAACACATAATCCCCAAAAGACCCCCCTACCCTCCCGACAAAGGTTAGCGTGTTACACGGTATTCGTTAGGGCAACACCTAAATGTATCAATAACATCTTTCTCTTAGCGATCCACAGGATAAGATAGGGTAAATTCACTATCTATTGAAAGGGATAAACCATGCAAGCAAAGCAAGAACCCGGAGCATTGTCTTTAGAACAGCAATTTCAGTTAGCCTCAATCAAGGCCGAAGTCGATATGAAAATCCAATTCGCAATAGATTCAGGGAGAATACGGGAAGGGTTTGATGAGATGCGAGATTTTATCCTGCAAGTAACCCAAAATGATATGATACGGACAAATTTATTAAGAGCAATGAAGCCGCATTGCTTTTAATGCTGATGGTTGAACAGACAAATCCCATAAACAAAAAGAACCAGGTAATTATCTGGTTCTTTTATGCGATTATGGTCAAGAATTTGGCTCTAATTGAGCCGTGTCTTCGGACAGGTAAATAACAGGTAAATAATTGTTTTGTTCATTATTCCAGGTTTGCAATTATGCTGATAAAATTACGGATAGTTTGCTCTGACTGGAGGATCACCCCACCGCCTCCAACTGTTATTGGATTCCCTTCGTCGTCTAAGTTGTAAACAAAAAGAACCAGGTATCCGGCTAGGTGATGTTGACTAAGGTTTATTTCCCTGTTTTCCAATGTGTACCCTCCCGTTGGGTTTTTCTCAAACCCATTGGATTGTAAGCAATCAGAGGCAAAATCTTCCAGGCTTTTAGTTGTTGTGGTCATTTTTTTTCCTTGTTTCCGTTGTTTGTAAGTTACTCTAGTCTTGCGTTCAGGGGAAAGCTCCCTGTGCTTGTAGCAATACCCCGTCTTATTATGGCTCCGCAGAGGGTTTCCGCAATAGGCACACTGTTGCTTGTCCATTAAATTAATTGAACCGACGTTGGTGAGTATTTTACCAAGCGGCTTATCTCAAAGAGCAAGCCGCTTGGCTTTGGCTTTAGGATTCCCGTAAAACTTCAGGGCAACAATCCCATTTGCTACCCCAGTCCGACAATTCTTGGTAAGTCTTATCTAACTCAGTTAGGACGGTTTGACACCAATCCGTATAATAGCCATAGCGGTTATCCTTCATGTCGAATAGAATGTCGAATAGAATGCCAACTTGACGATTATCTCCTATACCTACGACTTCCCAGTCAATAACGTCAATTCCGAAACAGTCAATAACGTCAATTTTGAAACCTGCTACCGAGTAGTCGTCAATCCAA